GTGCGTGCTGATGCGCGTGCCAATGTAGCCGTTTGACACGTAGACGATGCCCTGCCCTTCCGCATTTCGACCTAGCCAAAAAACACGGTTGGCAAGCTTTGTAGGCGTAAACCGCGCCGCACAGCCCAGTTCGTTGAACGCGCCTGCGATACGCTCAAGCGGAAAGTCGGGGCCGCCGGCGTTGTACCAAACTTCTGTGGTTGTCGTGCCAAACACCCAAATTTCACGGTTGCTGACCAGTACGGCCAAGATGTTATCTGGCGCGCCTTCAGCGCTAGCAAAATCCAGCGGGTCGACGGACGTGCCGTCAAGAAGCGCCGTTACCCATAGCTTTTGGCTGTTGGGTTCGCTAAACACGAAGTAACCGTCAATAAAGCCAACCGACGACGCGCCTGGAAAATCAGGGTCGGTAATTTGTGCAAACGCCGTGGTGCTGTTGTTGTAGATGTAAGAAGTACCCGCAGCATTGCTAAACGAAATGAACATCTGCGTGCCGTTGTCCGACATCGTCACTGGGTTAGTGCCGACGTTGGAGCTGACCGTACCGCGCAGCGTGGCCGCATAGTTAGCGTCCAATTCCCACAGTTTTGTTTGCGGGTACGGCAATGTGGCGGGTGCTTGCGCCGTCACCACATAAAGTTTGTCTTTGTAGACATGCAGCCCTCGCACCGGTCCATCACTCAGCGGCGATGTGGGTGTGCCGCTAATCGTTGGCGTGATGAGCTTGAGCCCTGGTGCTCGTTGTAAGTATGCGGGCTCTTTGCCTCCCTCGGCTACCAGCTCGGGAAATAAATTGACACAGCGATCGTTCGCCGCGTTGATGCTGCGAGCAACGTAGAAAGCGCCAAGAATAGGCGTTTTCATTAGTAGTTACCCGCAAAGATGTTGTACCGCTGGCGCGTGCCGACGATGCTGTATGGAATCGCCATAATGTCGTCAGGATTGTTGATGCGCTTCAAGTTACGCTTCGACGCCATAGCAATACGTTGCACTTGGCGCGAAGGCTCGACACCAAACTCAGGCGCGATCTCGCAAGCCAAGTTGTAGCGGAACGCTCGCAGGTAGCCGGGTGGAAACGCCAGGACGGTCGTTAAATTGACTGGCTGCGTCAGTTCTTCCACTGACACAATGTGAAACTCCAGTACACGTGTCGGTACTGGATAGATGTACATATCTACGTTGGGATAGGTCATGTTGACCCACATGACTTGCGGGTAGGTGCTTCGCACCGTCTTCAACGCAATCCCGTTGTACTGCTGCTGATTGATGAGCTTTAGGCCGTACGAGACGCCGGTAGACGGGTCTTTGAAGTACGAAGAATCATCAATCAAAATAGGCCGATTGCCAACAAAATCACCTGTTGGCCCCAATGTGCGGCTAATTACGGTCGCCGGCCAGCTAAAAATTTGATCTTGCGTGGAAAACACTGATAAACGTTCAGTGTTCCAAGACTCGATCATTTCACCCATAGCAAGCAACACATCGGCAGAAGTTTCTGCTGATGGTGTCTCACCTTCAGCCAACATTCCAATCAAGCGCAGCGCGCCATTGACAATGTCACCGGCGGATACTTGATTGCCGCTTAGCGTGAGAACGGTCATAGCGTGTCCTTAATAAGCAACTTCAGTCGTTTCAATCTTACAGACCCAACGAATTGTCGTTGCCGCTTGCCCCGTAACAGTAACGGCAAGCCCGCCGTAAGTTGTATCAACAGTCAACGCAATCGACCATGCTGATGCGCCAGCATCGCTGTACGGGGCGGTAATCGTTGTTCCCCTAATCGTAGTGCTCGCAGCGTTAGCTCCGCGCTTAATCTGCCCATCAAACGTCCACGACTTTGTGTCTCCACCGCCGGTAACGTTAGCGATTACAGAGCCTCGGAAGTACACCGCAGAGTTGTTAGAAAGAATTAACTGATTGTTGGCCGCAGCAGCGCTACCGTCGCAAGTCAGCCTGGTTGCGGTCGCATTTGTTGTTTGCGTCCCGAGTACCAAAAGGGAAGTCTGCGACACGCCAGCTTTGGGCTCGATAGGCTGATAAGACGCCGGCGTCACAAATATAGCTTTGATCCCCCGGTCTGTGCCCCGAGCCCCGCCTATGACCGTCGAGTAGTCGGCGGTTGTAACGTTACCTGTGCCGCCTATAACGACTGACACAAACCCGTCAGAACTGTTTGTATCGCCGCCGATTACAACTGCGTAGTCTCCAGCCGCACCACTTAAATTGGCTCCTACCGCCGTTGCACCAAACCCAGAAATAGTAGTCGAACTACCTCCTACTACGGAAGAATTAGAGCCTGCGGCGTTATTTGAAGTCCCGCCAATTGCTGCCCCGCCAGCACCGGTTGCGCTGTTGATGCTTCCGCCTACGACTGCGCTACTTGTCGCAGTTGCAGTGTTAACTTCGCCGCCTACTACCGCGCTGTACAAGCCAGACGCGGTGTTACGTCGTCCGCCGATTAAGAGTGAATAATTGCCAGACGCGACTTGCGATGCGCTAGACCGAAGCGTTTGAAAATCTATCGCATATTGACCGCGCTTATTGCCCCCAGCAGCGGTAGCTGTAGGAACTTGCGCAAGCAAAGCACCGCTGCCTTTAGGTAAAAATGCTAGGTCAGCGTCGGTAGTGTTGGACTGGGGTGTGATTGAACTGACGTTAACCGTTGCGTTAGGGGCTGCGGTGTAACTTGCTGACGTAATCCCAGCGCCGTCTAAAGGATCATCTAAAGAAACAGTTAGCGTGCTTGTGTTGTAGCCAGGCGCGGTAATGACAACGGTGTAGATACCGTTGGCAGCATAAAACAAATACCGCCCATCTGCCCCCGTGGTGATCGGGTTAACTTGAAAAACAAGCGGCGCTTGGGAACTGTAGATAGTTGCAAGCGCACCGGTAGAATCGTAAACAAAAACACTAGCGCCGACTACCGGGTCGTTGCCAGAGTTTACGACAACATCAAAGTACCCCTGCATCTTTTTGCTCCCGCCGACGGCGCGGCCGCAACTCGTTTACCGGCATGGGCTCGGGCGTATTGTGTGACTCGCCGGGAGTATAGCGTGTCCAGCCGTTTTGTTCATCAAATTCGGCTTCTTGTTCGGCAATGGCTACCTTATCGCCGTGGACAGGATGTTTTAGGTAGATGATGGGCATAAAAGCCGGGGGCCGAAGCCCCCGTCCTGTTTAGCTGGATGCCATGATGACCCAGTTGGTGCCATCTTCGCAAACCAGCGCCGCCCAAGCACCCGCCGATGCAGCCAGGATGGCCGTGCCAGCAGTGTTAGACGTACGCGGCTTGACGTTCGACGACGCCGAGATCACCGTGTAGGTTCCAGACAGGTTTTTGATGGTGACGGTCCGACCGATGTAGGCGGAACCGCTGGGCAACGTCACGGAGACGTTAGCAGCGGAACCGTTACACACCACGTAGTTCTCTTCATCGCCCAGGATAAAACTGGCAGTCTTAGTAACTGGAGCGTTGAGGTAGAACGCCGTAAGCGACGGGTCGGAGTACGCCACGCCAACAGGTTTATTGTTCGGCATGACGTATCTCCTTTAGGCGATCCGATAGACCACGTACGCACCGTCCGCAGTTTTGCGGAAGCGGAACAGACCGCTAGACGTAACCGCTAGAGCCACCAACGCATTGCCACCGTCGGTAATGCCCGTGCCAAGCGACAGCGTAACCGTGCCCGACGACGTACCGATGTTAACAATTGCTAGGTCAAACGTGCTGCCAGCCGTAGCGTTGGCAAGCGCGTTGTCAATCGCTACAGCGGTTGGCAGCGTGTACGTTGCGGCCGAGGTGGAGGGATTGGCTACCAGCATACCGCCCAGAATCTGAGCGGCAGTCAGCGTAGCCGTCGACGTTGCGGTCTGGGGCGCGTCAGCCGCGCCCATGACGGTTTCAGCGCGGTTGCCTGCACCGACCTGATACCCGCCTGCACCATTGGGAAGAGCCATGATAAATCCTTTCAAAAATGTATCGAAAAAGGGGGCCGTAGCCCCCTAATCCTATCAACCCCAGAGACGGACGGCCATCTGCGGACGGATGACTGAGTATCCGTACAGCACGTCAATACGGCAGGGCAGACGGTCATTGTTGATGTCGTACTGACGAACAATACGCATCGAAATGCCGTTGTGAACCTGGCGCGAAGCCATGTCCACGCCTTGCGGCATCAGCAGATCGGCGGTCGCAAACGAGATCGCGTCACGGTGATACACAAGGTTCTGCGGGTACTGGGTGCTAGCGCTTCCCAAGAAGGTCACAACAGCGCTGGCTTGCGGGAACGAGTCCACGGTTGCAAGGGCTTGGCTTGCGGTGTAGATCGCCGGGCTGACGCTGACAGTGTACGCGCCGCTGGACGCGGTAGCGTCGGCAGTAGCAACGAACTGCTGCAGCGAACCCGTCGACTCACGGGTCTGCGGGTTGACCGCAAACACGTTAGCGATGGTAAACACGTCGCCTGCCCGGATGATCTGCGAGCCAGTGCCGGTGATGGCAATGGTGGTCGCGCCTTGCGACGACACGGTGGTCGTCACAGTGTGCGCGCCCGTGCGGGTGCCGGTCGTGAACTGCTTGATCGACTGGGACATGTTGACTTCGTCAAGCCCGAGGATGCCTTCGCCCATCATGCCGTTTTTAAACTGACGGCTAATGGTGGAGGTCGGGTTAAAGAGGCCTTTCATACCTTCGACCAGCGCTGCGTTGGCCGCCGGGTTGACGGTCGCGTAGCGGGGGCTCATGACAGCAGCGGCTTCGTTCAGCTTCTGCTGCGCCTGCAGCAGCACGAGGCTGGTGCCGGGGGTCGTGCCAGGAGTACCAACCGACTGGTAAACGTTACGGAAGGCGTTGGCAACGTCAGCGTCGATGCTGGAAGCAAGCTGGCTGATACGAGGCTTCAGAACCCGTTCTGCGAAGTCATCGAGCTGCATGGTCAGCTCAGCGGTCGTGAAGTTCACGCCGATGTGCTTCTGGCTCGACACGGTCAGGGTGGTGAACTGCTCCTGATCGTCTTGAACTTGCAGCGCGGCGCCGTCGGTCACCAGCGCGCGGTCCGGCAGACGGATACGCAGGGTGGAGCCGATTTTTGCGCCTTGAACAGCAAACGAATCGTCGTACTGACGGTTAACGTTGCGGGTGATCACCAGGTTGTTCTCGAGAATCTCGAGCGCTTTTCGGGTGATCATGTCAATCGTTAAGATTGAGTTAGCCATGATCTATGGTCCTTTGAAAGTTGTAGTTAACGCATACCGTGTTTTGCTTCCCACGCACGAATCTGGCGCTGCCGTTCGGCTTCGATCCACTCGCTTGTGCTCATAGACTTCAGTGAGCGCGGGTCTGTGGTGTCGTAGGCCGGGCCGCGAGACGAGCTAGCGGCAACAGGTTGAATCGGCGCAGGGGCGTTAGACGGCTTCTTAACAGGTGGGCTCGATGCCACTTTGGCTTCGATTTTCCCGATTTCTTTAGCCTGCAAAATTGGCGATAGGCGCGAGATGCGATCCGCTTCTTTCGGGTTGAGCCCAAGGTAGTACGCTACATCGGGGCCAACGTCGGACGCCTGAATTGTCTGGGCCATCACGGTGGTGATCTTCAGACTTGGGTTGTACGCAACAGCTTCAAAGTCTTCGTACTTGTCCCGAGCCTGTTCTTCCTTGTCGTGATACGACTCCAGAATTGCTGCTTGTTGACGCTCCAGTTCCCGTTGTTGCAAGAGCTGTTCGGCTTTTTGAGCCGCTAGTGCTTCGGCGTATTTTTCCACCGATTCAAACTGATCTTGCGAAACAGATGCTGGGGCGGCGGTCGGCAGTTCAGGTGCCTTAGTGCGCTCTCGTTCCCACGATCTACGCTCTCTTGCGAGGCGTTTGCCAATCATCGCGTCCACTTCGTCTTGCGTGAACGTTTTGATTGTCTCCGGCGATGCTTCAACGGTTTCAGGCGTAGCCGTTACAACCTGTTCCGGCGCGGGTGCTTGCGCCGCTTCCGGCGCGTCCGCTACAACTTCAGGAGTGTTTTCCATGTCTACTCATAAGAGTACCTGGTGAACCGCACCAGTACGGGTGTAAATCTATACAGTAGTTTGCGCTTATGTCAAGCCCAAACGCGAACAGGGTTAGCAGGAGCAACTTTGTACTGCTCCAGATTGGCAGGGGTGGCCTGATCTGCCTTCAGCCTGACGTTAACGTGCCACCCATCCAGATCGGTGAACACCGGCTCGCCGTATTCCGCTGGCGTGATCACCTCGGTGACGGTCGTCACCTGGCCGTCGAACCCCTCGACCTCACGCTCCGCAGTGACCGCAGGAACATAGTCGGGGTAGGAGGTGCGGGTGATGATGCCAACCGTATCGATGCTGGCGTTGACAGGCGCATACCCGGCAGGGATCAGCACGTTGCCATCAGCGTCGAGCAGTGCCTGCGTCTCGGTGAGTAGCCCAGCAGCGAGCAGTGCAGCGGTGGCAGCGTCTTGATCGTCGAACCTGAGATACAGGTCGTTCCAACTGGGCACCGGAGGGGAGAGGGGGAGGTCGTCTAGCATGGTGTTAGCTCGTCAAGGCTTGAATTTCAGCGTTGGTTAGACGGCGCGGGTAGTAGGCGAACCTACGAACGTGACCGTTCAAATAGTTCCCCGCCTGACTCGTTCCAATTCGCAGCCTGTCAACCGTTGGCAGCGTTCCAGACGTATCCGTCTGCACTGTGCCGCCAGCAATGCAAGCAGCGAAATCGTTCGCCTTATATGCCGCAGCAAAGTTGTAGACCGTGTTCGCTGCAATCGTGCCGCCATTGATGTCGCACTGGTCAACACCACCATCGGTGACGGTGAATTTCGGATCAGTGCCAACATTACGCAGACGATAGTTTTCATTTGCAGTGTTATCGTCAAACGCAGCAATCGTGTTGGTGCCTGATGCTGCACTGTCGAACTGTGCAAACATCGTCCCTTCTGTTGCGTTAAAAAATGGCGACAGTGTGTTAATCGTCGCAACATCCGCGCTTCGGGTCACAGTGCTGGCGACTGTCGGAATGTAGCTGGTGGCGAAAGCTCCGGCTTCGAGTTGAGCACCCCAGATAAAGATGCCGGAGGTGCCGTCGCCAGTGTAAGAAACATCTGCCGAGGCACTTGTGTTGCTGAGTTGGAAAAACAACGTATTGGTTCCGGTAGTTGTGGCGGTTCCAATAACCACGCACCTATACCAGCCGTTACCTACTGCCGTAATGCTGGCTGTGCCCGCAGAAGTAGAGGCGACCGTCCCAGCAACAAGATCAAAGGTGGAACGTGCATTGAAGGCAGAGTTAGCATTCAAATTGA